ATAATATTATAATCTGAATTGAATTTTTTTATAACCGTTATAAATTATAAAAAACAAATATAAATAATAATTATTATTATCACCTGAATTGAATTATTAATTTTTAAAAAGTAAAAATTATACACAAAATATATTAAAAGAATGGAAGAAGATACATTTGATGAAAAATTGCACGAAGATCATGATCATTCAGACCATCACCATAATGATGGATTAGGCTTGCTACCTGATCAATGTTTCTCCAGTGGGCATAAGGAATGGTTCACACTTGATAAACAAAAATTCTATATTGAGAATGTAGTTGATAAAAATAGACCTCCTTATGATGTATTAACAGATATGGCTAATATGTGGGGTAACGGAGTCATGAGTGCTTGTTGCTGGATGCAGTATCTAACTCAAGTGTTACCGAAACGTCGAAAAATAGTTAGTGAAGATAGTGAATATTCTGATAATAATATAATGAATGATATTATAGTTCCTCCACCGTTTATAGTTAAATCTGTTCCTATTGATGATAATCCAATTCCGGGATCTATTGTTATTGATGAACATGGTAAATTATTTAGAAAGTATATTACATATGAGAAATTTACGGGATCGTTGTTAGAACAAGCGAATTATTGGTATAAAACTATTCTTCCTAAACAAGTTATGAGTAGAACATTGAAACTTTCAACTGGATTTATTAGATTTAAGAATGTTAATATGCATAAACCTAAATCTCCATTTGGTTCTAATCAAATGGAATTAATCTTTCCTCAAAAAGCACGACAAGAAGGTCTGACATATAATGCACATATTTATACGGATGTAGAATTTGTTAATAATGAGGGAGTAGTGACTGATACTAAACAAAATCATTATCTAGGAAAGATTCCTGTTATTCTTGGTTCAATGGCATGTAATTTATATGATTTAACTGAAGAACAATTAATAGCAGCTGGCGAAGATCCTAATGATCCATTTGGATATTGTATATTTAATGGATCTGAGCGAACAGTTATTGCTCAAGAAAAACAACGATTGGATCGTATAATGATTAATACTGATAAGAAGGATCGTCTTCGAGCGACAATGACATGTTATTCTATTACAGGATGTTCAGTGATTGTAGTAAAAGTTGGTAGAAACAATAAAATTAAACTAAATATGAAACTATTTGGACGATCAAGTTCTCATAGTATTCCTATCTTTGGTATTTACTACTTATTGGGAGTTACAGACATTAATGAAGCATTGAAACTTATACTAGAATTTACTAAACCTGAATGGGCTAAAAAAATAGCTTTATATCTTCAAGTATCTATATTCAAATATCATATTATTGAAAATATAGTTGAATATATTTGGAAGAAATGGAATCTAGCTAATTTTAGTGAAACAGCTATGCCTGTTCTCCCATCTTTATTGCGATCAAATAAACCCAAGAAATTAAAGAAGTTTCAAACAGAGGAAAAAGGTGAGACTAATCAAGCCCTTCCAACATTGAGAGAAATTCCTTATGAAGCAAAAAAGAAGATCATTATTGATGAAATTCAAAAAGAATTATTTCCTCATATGAAGAATGAAAGTATTCAGAATAGATTAGCACTTCTATCAATGATGATCGCAAGATTAACAGAAGTAATTGCAGGATTAAGAGATCAAAATGATCGAGATGACTGGGCAAATAAACGAGTTGAAACATGTCCTCGTATGATTGAGCATTTATTTACAGGGCTTTGGACAAAAGTAATCGATATTGCTCAATTAGAGATTACTGATAAATCTGTTACAACTCTTAATGAAGCTCTCAAAAACATGAATCATAATATTATCACTGATGAATTTACAAAATCATTCACAACATGTTATTGGGGTGTCATTAAATATAAAGGCATTTCATTCTTGCGAGAAAATGTAAGCGAGATTCTAAAGAGAGAATCATATCTTAGTACTCTCGCTCAATTAAAGAAAATCAATACACCCACAAATCGCCAAGCAAAGAAAAGTAAGATTCGCTTTGTACAGAACTCACAGCTAAATTTAGTCTGCTTAGATGGTAGTTCTTCTATACTTATGGGTGATAAGATAAGTACTAAGATGATTAAAGATATTAAAGATGGTGATTCTGTATTAACAGCTAATCCAAATACATTAGTTGAAGAATCTTCCAAGATGTATCGATGGTTCGAAAAGATGCCAGAGAAAATGATCGAAATTACAACAATTTCAAATAGATCTATTAAATGCGATCCACAGCATCCTATATTAGTAGCTCGTTCAAAAGATAAATTTGAATGGGTTCATGCAGGTGATATACAATTAAATGATTTATTAGTTATTAAAAATTACCAAAAACCATTACCTACTAATGGAGAATTATTATATGTACCATCAGATAAAATTAAAAACAATAAATATGTAGAACACTTCATAAAACTCGGATTAGTAAATGCGTATATTAGCGAAGATAAAATGGCGATATTAGCTCGATTACTCGGAATATTTACCAGTATAGGATATGTTGGTGGTTACTCTAGTCGTATCATTATGAATGATAAGGAAGATGTTGATGATCTATTAAAAGATATCACTTCGCTTGGATTTGAAGCTGTTGTACCAAAATATATACGTCATAGATGGAATCTTGAATTCCGTGCGAATTTTTGTGACTTTTTCCATGTATTAGTAGAAGGCGACTCTAATATAATGAGAAAAACCCCACAATGGTTAATATCAGCATCTCTCAATGTTAAACGAGAATTGTTGAGTGCATTATATTTAAGTAAGACTAATTCATACGCTTTTAATATGCCACTCACTAATATGATTAGAGATGTTACTGCAAATAATAATTGGGACGATGTTATTGGTGTTAGATATAATGCAAAACATAGGAAAGAAAATGCAGTAAATATTGAATATGAAAAATATAAGAATGGTCTAACAGTAGTCGGTAATCACATGACATATAAAGAATTTGCGTCATTATATAGTATTAATGACGATACTGATCGAGTATTATCTCCTGTGCATTCAATTACCGAAATGCCAGTAGAAAATGTGTATGATTTTACAACTGTATCCGAGAATCATAGCTTTTATGCAAATGGTATATTAGTATCTAACTGTCCAGTTGAAACTCCAGAAGGTGAAAATTGTGGTCTTGTTAAATATATGACTGTAGTATGTCATGTAAGTGTTGAAAGAGATGAGAACATTGTACGACTTAAAATGAATCCTTATCTTGTTCAACGTCCCAATCCATCCCAAACAACTAAAGTATTATTCAATGGGAAATTTGTTGGATGGTCAGATGGATTAACACTTCGAAAGCATCTCGTTGAATGTAGAAGACGTCTTGAAATATATAAAGATGTATGCATTGTATTGGATGAAGAGAATATTTTATATGTTTATTGTGATGCAGCTCGTCTTTGTAGTCCTCTATTAGTTATAGATGAAAATGAAGAATTAGTAATCGCTAAGAAAAATATGTGGAATGCTTCTTTTGATGAATTATTAAGAGAAGGATGTGTCGAGTATCTTGATGCATGGGAACAAAAATATTGTTTATTAGCTCAACAAATAAAAGATATACGAGATCGTCAAGATACATTAGAAACAGCAGGTAAAGCTGTTAGAGATATCGATGCAAATATCGCAAAGGCTAAAAATGGAGAAATTATAATTACTGAGACAGGTACAGAAACAGTCACTCTTACATTGGATAATCTAATGAAAGACAAAAAGAACGCTGAAGAAGTATTACTTAAAATAATGAAAAAAAGAAAGTATACTCATTGTGAATTGGATCCAGCAGGAATTGTTAGTATTTCAGTATCTATCATTCCATGGTTCAATCATAATCAAGCACCAAGAAATGTATATCAAGCTGGTATGGGTAAACAATCAACTGGTATATATCATTCCAATCATTTAGAACGATTCGATAGTCTAGCTCGTGTTTTAGCATACCCTGCTAGACCTATCGCAGAACCTCAAATTAATGAATTAATTGGATTAAATGAAGCTCCTGCAGGATTCAATGCGTTCGTAGCAATCCTAGCTGATGGGTACAATCAAGAGGATGCATTCGTATTCAAAAAGGAAGCAATTGAACGCGGATTAGGAAAATATACCAAATACAAATCGCATATTGTTTATCTAAAACGAACATCTACAATTATAGACAGATTCGCAAAACCCATTATCGGCAAAGATGATAATCCAGAAAAGTATGCTCATCTCGATGATAATGGAATACCAAAAATTGGTACAAAGTTATATTCAAAAGATTGTATCGTCGGGAAAATAAGAAGACGTATCGATCCGGAAACTAATATATTCAAAGATGTTAATGATAGTTTATACATGCCAACAGGCGAAAAGGGAGTTGTCGATAAAATATTCCCATCTGGTAATGATTATAGCAATCAAGATTTTATTATTATTAAAATTCGAGATGATCGGTATCCTGTCGTTGGAGATAAGTATAGTAGTCGCAGTGCTCAAAAGGGAACAATTGGAGATATCAGACCTGCTGCAGAAATGCCTTACGTTGTAACTCATGAAACATTACTTGCAGGTGTTGATATATCACTAAAACGAAAAGAATTAATGGAAAGACAACAATATAGAGAAAATCGACAATTATTAAGACAGAAATTAATCTTAGAATCATCTGAACCCAAGAAAAAACTCACATCTTCCGATAAAAAGGAACGAAAAGAATTCATTCAATCCGTTATTAACCTCGTATCAACTGGATACATCGAACAATTCAATCTTGAAGAACGTGAAGCATATATCAAAGAATTAGAGTACTATCTAAAGAATCAAACTTTCCCAAACGATTTATCATGGAATGAATGGTTAACTCGACAAACAGAAATGGAAGAATTCCAAGACCAACGAAACGTTCTTATCGATCAACAAACAAGACAAGATTTAGATGAATACGATATATACGCAGAAAATAGGAAAAGATCACCAATTTCATATGACGGATTAGTTCCTGATATTCTCATCAATCCTCATTCCCTTCCTTCACGTCTCACACTAAATAAAATGATCGAATTCATCGCAAGTAAAGCTGGGTTATTACAAGGAAAATTCATCAATGCTTCGGGATTCAGAAAACCAGATATGGAAGAATTCGAACGTACACTACTCTTACACGGTCTAGATAAAAGCGGGAAAGATATCATGTTCGACGGAATCACAAAACGTCGTCTGAAAACAAAAGTATTCACTGGATTCATACATTACCAAGCATTGAAACACACTGTATTAGACAAAATCCAAGCTAGAGCTCATGGAGCTCATACTAAAGATACAAGACAGCCTACGGGAGGACGCTCAGTGAACGGAGGGCTACGCGTAGGAGAAATGGAGCGTGATGCTATGATTAGTCATGGTGCCACCGAAATTCTAAGAGAAAGGTTATGCGGTGTCAGTGATGCAACCCAAATAGCTTATTGTTTGGAATGTAGTAGTATAGCTAATTCTAGTAAGTTCAGTGAAGACACTCAATGTCATTTTTGTGGAACAAAGGGAAGGTTTGGAATGTATACATCTCCATATGCTTTCAAATTAGTAACAGATTTCTTAGTTGGAATTGGAATTGATATGAAATTAAATATGATATTGAAAGAAAATGCAGTTCAACGTAAACCTATTCAAATGTATAATAAGAATGTTGAAGAAGAAGAAGTAGATGAATTAGATGAAAAAGTTGATGAAAATGAGGAAGATGAAGAAGAAGATGGGATCAGAGTAGAAGAAGGGGAAACGTTCGATTATACTATGGATAAAGAAGAAGATTATACTTATGAAGAATAATAATTGAAATTATATAACTACTGAATATATATATATTATATTAATATATATTATAACAAAAACATGAATTGAATTTTTAAAAACTTCATAATTTATAACAAAACAAAAAATGCCGTTAAAATTGACACGTATTATTATTAGAGACCCAACAACTCATATAATTATAACTGATAAAATATATAATAGTAAAACAGATTTTATAAAGAATGTACATAATGACGAATTAGTAAAATTAAAATTAATTGATAGACCATCAAGAAAATGGTTACACGATCACAATTTTGATAATGAAGTAGAATATAATAAATTTAGTGAATTTATTCATATTGGAAATGTAAATAGTGTTTGAAATTAATATTATTATAAATTAATAATATTAAATCATCCTATCTAAATGGATAAATGTTTTGCATGTTCCAATGATGCTGAGTATATGTTACCTTGTTATCATAAAATATGTAGTATATGTCTGAATGATATCATACATGATGGAGTATGTCTTTGTTATCCCGATGACAAATACGATAAACAATGCTTGACTACATTT